CTCTCCGGCCTTGATATACCCTCCGGCCTTGATATACCCTCCGGCCTTGATAGACCCTCCGGCCTTGATAGACCCTCCGGCCTTGATATACCCTCCGGCCTTGATATACCCTCCGGCCTCGATATACTCTCCGGCCTCGATAGACTCTCCGGCCTTGATATACCCTCCGGCCTTGATAGACCATCTGGCCTCGATATACTCTCCGGCCTTGATAGACTTATCGGTAAAAATATTACATTCAAACTTTACCGCGCCTTCAAAGTAATAGCAGTTTCTTTCACTGTCCCAGAAATTTTCCAAATCTTTAAGTTGTTTGATTACGTCTAATTTCATAATTATTTCTCACTTTCATTCCATATTCCAACCGTTGCCATTAAGCCAGCCGCAAGACTGGACACGAGTTTATATATTTGTTTAAAGATTTTCATTTTCTTGCCTCATTTTCTTTATGTCTATTATATTCTTTTCTTATCCACTCCTCTTTTTCTTCTGCACTGTTAAATTTTATAGTTTTATCTTGAGATAGTACCGCAAGAGCGTTACTTCTAAATTGTAGAAAAGTTACCATTTTATTACTCACTTTCCGCTTGCGCGATTGCGTTTTCTAATGCTGCGACAGTTTTTGGGGCGGCAATATCAAACATTTTTTCGGCCAATTTAAAGTTGCCCAACGCTATTTTGCACGCTTCGAGTAATTCCGGAGCGGCTGCAATTAAACGGGCGTTTGCTCTTAATTCGCCAATTTTGGCATTAGTTTTATTAAATACGTTATACTCCACCATATCGCCATTGTTGGTAGTTATTCTCACATTGCCAATACCAGTCATTTTCCATTTTCCTTGCGTGTACATTTTCACATCTCACTTTCTTTAAAACATTATCTTTATTAGCCTATAAGCCCGCGCTCTGTGAAACGCGGTAGTTCAAATTAACTAATTAATAGACGGTCTGTATGGGCTATAAAACCAATTATGGGCTTTTTCAGGGTCGTTGGTTTCACCACGGACAAAAACTTTATGGTCGTTTTCTTTACATCCGCTAATCAGCCAAATCGGATTTTTGTATGCGTTTATACGTCTTTTCTTATCTACATTTTCCATTTTTCATTCTCCAAAAAAAGGTTAAATATTACGATTACGATAACATATCAAGTAATATATTAGCCTGATAGTGGCTGATTCTGCCGCCCCTATCTCGATGGTCTTCAATAATTTGACGAATACGATTGGACGAACACGGCAGGTATTTTAAGGCCAAAATGTCAGATTGTTCCAAAGAGATTTTATTCTCGATAATTTTAATTTGTGTTTCTTGTTCGTTCATTTTTTTTCACTCCATAAATTAAAGTTCGCTATTAACTTATTAATCTGCTTCATATTATACTGTATCATCGACATAACACAAGTAAAAAATAAGAAAATTATTAAAATTTATTAAAATAGTCATTAAAATAGTTATAAATGCTTATAAACAAACGCCTTACAAACACAAAAATATTTGGTTAAATCGCAAAATAAAAAAAATAAAATAATGCTTGACAAAAGGATAGATGATAGGGCATAATATAGGTATATATGATATGCAAAGCGTTACAATCTGTTATTGTTATCAATAAGCCTTATCTGCTGGCGCTTCGCAAATGTCAGCAGGTTTGGCTTTTTTATTGCGCGGAAGAAAAATGAGAGAACCAACAAAAAGAAAACCTGTCCTTTGTTACGAATGTTCCTGCCCGCCCGTAAAGTGCGAATATATCAAAGATATAGAAGTGGGTGATTACAAAAATACTAAAAAATGGTTTAATAACGGATGTAAGGATACTTTTATTGTTAGAATTTATAAATGTCCAAAATGTAAACGTGAGTATTGGGGCGGTCGAAAAAAAAAATGAAAGAATTAACCCGTAATTAGATTGCAAACAATCGAAAGCAGGTTTTTTTTATATGGAGTTATAATTGGATAGCAAAGGGATAGAACGGTTAAAAGCAATCAAGGCCAACAAACGCAAAGAGCAGGAAATGGCTGATATGAAGCGTTTAGGCTTGAAATACGACTGCACAAAATGCACGTTAGGGATTACTGAAAGCTGTATTAATCCTTTGCCGGATGGATGCGGCTATTTTTTTAACTCCATAACTGACGAACAGGGATTTTATTACAAAAAAAACAAACAAAGGGTCTTGCCGTTTAGATAGTGGATTGCTCTACGGAGTGATAAAACGGCGTTAATAAGCGGCGACTGAACAGCTTATGTTATTAAAGACGTACAATGCCTATTGTATGCCGGATTTTTATCCGCGCTCCTCTGTATGGACTTAAAGAAGCGGCTGCGTAAATAACCAGCAAAATGGCAATCATACAGCTCGATGAAAGCGACCGACCGACCGACGACGCAAACGAGGCTTTTTACAAGGCCTTGTTCTGCTCCCTCTCTCCCTCTGGCGCAGTCGTTTAAAAATACAACAGTTTTATTAAAAGGAATTTAAGATTATGCGATTAACAGAAATAATATCAGCTTACAATTTAGAATTTAATCCGTGCGACAGTCAGGAAAAACTCTATTTTATGCATATTAACAATGAAACAGCACGAGAATTAAGAAAATTAGGCCAAAGGCACAAAAAAACTAAAATAGGGTTATTATTTGCTTGACTTTTAATCCTTTTATGGTAATAACTGTGAAAACGATGGCCTTGCGGTCGTTTGGCGCATTGCCTTTTTAAGTTTTAAATTAAAGGAAATTTTATGCACTACAGAAATGGCAAAGAAGCGAAAAACGGCGATACAATCATACAGATTTCGGACGGAAGGATAACTGCTTTTGGCGTGCTGTATAACGCGACGCCTGGCAATGATTTTTGCAATGGTTATATTGCACCAATTAGTACAGGTCAACCCTGTGCTTGCTTGTGTGATTGTTTGTGTATGGACGATATAGCGGAAATACTCAAAGAAAAAGGTCTTGATAATCGTCCTAAAGGTATGTAACAATATACCTGACCAGATTTTTTATGCAACAGAACAACAGATTTTTTGAGATAGTAACGACAAAAGAGGCAAAGTATCGCCAGAATTACGCTATATGGAAACAGAATAAAAAAAGGCCTGCGATTAAACAGGCCGTGAAGTCTTTTAAAAGTTAATAGGGGTTAATCATCAATTTCATCCATTGCATCATCAATGGCCATATCGCGCAGAACGTCGTCGGTTGCAATGTCTTGACCGCTATGACGTTCCGGTCTAGTATCGTGCCCGTTGACGCAATAGGCACATTTGCAGTTGTTTTTGTGTTGTTTAGTTTCCATTTTTTGTCTCCTTAAATTATCTCGTATATTTAACATTAATAGTTTCACAGGCTGCTTTCATCGGGCCAAAATCAGAGCGTTTTACGGCGTCTATATTGACTGTGCCGTCATCCATAATAGTTGCAAATCCTTGCACATATACTCGTACCGTATTGCCACCTGTCCAAACCTTAGCATTGCCGCCAAAAGCCTGTGCTAATTTGTTTGCGATTTCATTTTTTTGTGTCGTATCCATTTTTAACTCTCCTTTAAAATTGCACACCTTGTGCTAATAGCGCTTCAGTTGATTTTTTAATAAATGGCAACGACTCGACTGTGCCCCGTGCGTCGTTGTCGATTAACCATTGTTCCGCTTCTCGCCAATTTTTAAACACTGGTGCCAAATTGTATTGAGCGCAACCTTGCTCGTCGTGTAGTCTGCCATAAGAGTCTAATCGCAATATTGGCCATTGCATGTTATGTAAATTTGACATTATAATCTCCTTAAAATTAAAAGTTAATATTAAATGATCCACTACAAATATCACTATAACATACATCGACACAATGTCAAGCATAATTTAATAAAAATCTTATAATTTTATAAATAGTTATAAATAAAAGACTTGCGTAAAATAATTATTGGCAATTAATTGCAAACTTTTAACAAGTCTTAAATAAAAATAAATAGTTGACAAATAAACAAAATCAGATATAATACGTATATACAGGTATCGATAATCTATATATGGCGTATATATGACAAAAAAGATAAAGAATAGTTTTGGCGAAAAGATGTTTGATAAGCCTAAAAAAACAGGCAATGCCAACAGATAAGGGATAAATAATGATACAGTTTTGGCCAGTCAACGTTAGTTTATTGTTAGTTTGCGGTGTGGCCGGCAAACAGCAAAATACAACTAAAAAACCTGAATCCAATAAACAAATCAAAGTAGTAGACGTTAATTATAATTTTAGTCGTAAGAGTAAATAATTATGGCTAACATATTGTCGCAAGAAAAAGCAAACGCAATCGCAAGCGCTTATATGACTAATGGTTATAAAAAAGTTGAAGCCCTTTTAAGTGTTGGTTATAAAACAACTTATGCCAATAGTAATGTTGGATTAAAACTATTTGATAATGTTAGGGTTAAAGAGGCGGTGGCGCGTATTAACGCTGCCTCTAACTTAAAAACTGATTACACAGTTGATTTTGTGCGCCAAAAAATGATTAAGCTACTGGAGATGAGTGAGGATGCAAACGACCGTACTAATATCAAAGGCGCATTGGAGCTCCTAGGGAAGCATAAAGCGATGTTTAGCGACAAAGTTATAAACATTGATGAATCAAAGACTTATATCGACGAAAACAAGCGTGCGGAAGCCGAAAGAATAGCTAAAATCAGGTTGTTACAGGGGTGAGTTGCGCTAAATAAATTTAAAAATGAAAGGGTAGAAAAATGAAGTGTTTGAATTGTGGTAAAGAGTTTGAGGCGGTCAGGTCAACGGCCAAATACTGTAGTGATAAGTGTAAATTAGACTACAATAGAGGTCTTAGCGTATCAATCAATGATGTAGTTAGCGTATCAGATACGCCAATTGATACGGTAAGCAATCGACTGCCGGCTAATTATGGTCAAGACGATTGTCAATGTTTACACTGCCTAAGTCTTAAGATTAACGACATTAAAGGTAAGCTTAATCATGGCTCATACATGGACGCTCAAGAGCTCAAGCTCAACGGTTACATAGCCAACCGCGTTACGCTACCTGGCGATATTGATTATGTCAAAGACAAAGAAGAGAACTATATATGTATATAAAATCAATCAACTTTAATTTAAAACAGACCCCCTATGACCCCCCAAGTGGGGTGGGGCTTGCAGAACGAATACCCTTCGTCCCAGTATATACTACTTTTGAGATTAACGACAAATATCAACCAGAATTAGGAAAAAAAGAGATGATGTTAGAGATGAAGATATTTAATTAAGGCATTGACGAGAAGTTTGACGATTACGCTGCGAGGTTGCAGTTATTTGGAAACAGTATGGAAATTCAGGTATTGCAATGTGAAAGTCATGTTTGTGACAATAGGTTAGTAACGATATTTAAGTTTGCTGACAAGGCTAAGATGGCAGACGATAATAGTATATTGAAACCGAGAATAGTTCCGATAAATTAGGAGTTTATATGAAAAAGTTTATATGTTTAATGATTTTGTCAATTAGTATGGTATGTTTTGGTGCTACTACTGGCACGGGTGAATGGATAGAGAAGGGTTCTTATCCTGTTTACAAGATAACTTATGCTATTGCGCCTACGGTTACTTCTGACGCCTTCACGTTCAATTTTAGTGGTATGGTGTACAGGATAGTGGTAAGGGGCACTTCTAACGATTCTGACGCAGATATAACGTTTACAGACGTATCTGGCGCGGCGTATGCGACATTCACTAATCTATTGAGTTCAGCGGTATTTGATTATTGTGTATATTCGACCGATATTAATTCTAATGTTTATGGTGGCGTTAATGTTGCCGGCCTGAATACGGTTACGATAGCGGCGGGCGATGGACTTGGCGTTACGTATATTTACATTTATTGCGGGAAATAATGAGTGAATCGGAAATAACTCCTGAAGATTTGGCGTTTGTGAACGCCGGATACTGGACAGTGCTGAATAAGGTTAAGATTCAGACTGGGGAATTTTCGTTTAAAAATCACGAATATCAGATAGAACCAATGTCTTGCAATGCACGACGTAAATGTTATATGAAGTCTGCGCAGACGTTTGGAGCTACTGAAATAGAGACATTGACTGATTTATGGGGAATGATAAAAGGGATAACTCCGTTAGGTGTGGCGCATGTATTCCCTACCGCTGACGAAGTTACTTCTTACGGGAAAACAAGATTAAAGACTTTGATTGCAAATAATCCATCTTCGATAGGTAAATTTGTAAGAGATACTGATTCTGCTGATTTGAAAAAGGTTGCTAATGCGTTTTTTTATCTTAGGGGTGCAAGGCTAAGTGGTAAAGTTGGCGATAGTGACGAAAATACATCTTCTAAAACTTCTGCTTTTAGTGTTGACAGGATAGTATTTGACGAAGTTGATTTTATGGATTCTGCTGTAATAGAGAAATTTTTAGGCAGAATGGCGCATAGTAAAATTAAACAAGAGGTATATCTTGGCAATCCGTCGCACGAAGATTACGGTATTGACTTAATTTTTAAGAAAAGCGACCAGAGATATTGGTTTAGAAAATGCGGGTGCGGGCATTGGACTTGTGCAGAAAAGAGTTTTCCCGCCTGTGTAAAGATTAGACCTGACGGAACTGGTTATATAGGATGTGATAAATGTGGCAAAGAGTTGCCAATTTGGGCTGGCGAAGGAAGTTCTGAATGGGTTGCTGAATTTTCAGATAAGACCGATTATATGCGTGGCTACTTATTGAGTCAGTTAAGTACGATATATAATGACCCTGCTGAAATATTAATGGATTATACTAACCCTCCTAATGGCAATCTTGCCGATGTTTACAGATTGCGGCTATCACGACCGTATTCTAATAAGAGTGATAAATTAAGTCGTTCAGTTGTGTTGCAGTGCTGCAATAATGAAATGATGTCAACTGCTTATTCAGGTGGTCAGGCGGCAATGGGCGTTGACGTCGGCAAGATTAAGCACGTTGTAATAGGTATAAAAACTGCAAAAGACAGGTTTGAACTTCTTTACGTTGGCAAGGTTGAAACATTCAAAGATATTTATGATTTAGCTAAGAAGTTTAATGTAAAAAGTGATGTTGTAGATATTAGGCCTTACGAAGACGAGGCAAGAACTTATCAGAAAAATTCAGGGCACAGGACGTATCTTTGCGAATATTCCGACACAATGCTTCAGGACTCTATATTTAATGAGGATACTGGAATTGTTAAAGCCAATAGAACTGAAATGTTCGATGTCACACATAAGATGTTTTCAGAGATGCGAATAAAACTCCCCAGACAATGTCCTGAGATAGAAGAATTTGCAAGACAGTGTTGTAATTGTGCAAAGTTTGAAGACAAAGACAAACGTTCCGGCACTATTGTTTTCAGATACAGACCAACTGGAGACCAGCAGGAGCATTATAGAAATGCGATGAATTATTTTTATCTTGCCGCTAATGGTAATAAATTGCCCGTAACAAGTGAAAGTATCAGAAAAAACAGAAATGATACATCTGATTTTAATTATAAGAGACTGTAATGGCCGATAAAACCGCACAGGAATATATCAGCATATACGAACACGAATACAACAGGGCTGAAAATACGAATTTCAGAAGCCTCTGGCAGGAGACTTCTGATTTGATTTATCCTATGGAAAATCAGATTACAACATTAAGGACTGCAGGAGAACGCAAAACTGACGAAATATATGACGTTACGGCAAAGATGGAATCACAGAATATGGCTTCTGATTTATCTAATATTATTATCCCTGCCGGCGAACGTTTCTTTGAAATAGAGTTGTTTGACGAAAGTTTAAATAATATAGAAAACATCAAACGTTATCTTTCTCTTATAACACAAAAAACTCACAATGAAATATTCCGGTCTAATTTTATGCTTCAGTTCAACGAGTGCACACGTTCTTTGATTGTATTCGGGACTGGAAATATGTATTCTGAATTTGGTATGCTTAATAAAAAGGGAACCAATTCAGGCGTTGATACTGCATTAAATTTCTGTGACTATCCAATAGGTTCTTATATAATATTTGAGAACAGTAAGGGTCTTGTAGATACGATGTTTGTTAAATTTTCGTACACTGCTATACAAGCTGTTTCGGAATTTGGCGAAGATAAAGTTGGCGAAAGAATCCTTAAAGCATTTAATAATCCTAAAAAACAAAACGATTTTTTTGAATTTTTGCATATTGTAAAACCGAGATATAATAGAAACGTTAATGGCAGAGATAAATCTAATATGCCTTTTGAATCTATATATATTGCAATAGCAGATAAACATCTTATTGACGAAGGTGGTTTTCAGGAATTTCCATTCCACGTTCCGAGATGGATGAAATCTTCGTCTGAAATATGGGGACGAGGACAGGGAACTGAAATACTTCCAGTTGTAAAAATGCTTCAGCGGATGCACGAAGCGGTAGTTGATTCTGGCAATTTGGCCAATAACCCTCCGAGAGAAATTTTAGATACATTTGAAGGAAGGTTAAGAACGCATCCCGGCGCGTCTAACTATGTTCAGCAAATTCCATCTACACGAGAGATGTATAACGCCGGAGGCAATTTTCCAATTACGAAAGAGATACTTGAATTTGAACAGCAAATAGTGAAAGATTCTTTTTATTCTAATATTTTAAATCAGATGATAGATTTAAAGGGTGATAGAAGAACAACACTTGAAATAGCCGAAAGGGTCAAGGCTGGATTGAAGCGTCTTGCTCTGCCGGTTGCTCGACTTTACGGCGAATTATTTAATACGTTAATACCGAGATGTGTAAATATTTTAATAAGAAACGGGTTCTTGCCATTACCTCCACAAGAGTTACGAGGGAAGAATTTTAATATAAAATATGTTGGTGCTTTAGCATTAGCATTAAGAAGTCAGCAATCGCAGGCGTATAAAGAATGGTTGTCGTTTGTTGCACAAACATCACAGTTTGATATTGGCGCACTTGATATTGTCAATATGGACAAAGGTAATAAGAATCTTGCAAGGGCTTATGGTGTTAATGAAGATGTTATTGCCACAGAAGAAGAAATTATAGCAAAACGAGAAGTAAGGAATCAACAACAGCAGGCGATGCAGCAGAATGAAATTCTTAAAACCGCTACTAAAGGATACAAGGACGCTAAAGATGCTCCAGAAGATGGAAGTCCTGCCGCTATGATGATGGAGACTATAAATGGTTGAAGATAATAGAGATGTTGAGTTTGAACGGTTAGTATGTACTTATAAGCGATTATTTGGCACTGACGATGGTTTGACTGTTTTGGAAGATTTAAAAAAGAAAACTACAATCAGTAGAAGTTCAATACTTGATAAAACAAATATGAATGTTAATCAAATTCTATACGATGAAGCGCAAAGGACGTTAGTTCTGTATATTGACAGAATGGTAAATATTGATTTAAAAGAAAGGTTACAAAATGAGTGATGGACAAACAGAAGTCGTTGCTGCCGGCGAACCGGTTCAACCGACAACTCCTGCCCCGGAAACAAAAGCAGTTTCTATTATAGGAGATGATGGCAAATTTAGCGAGAATTGGCGAGAAAAGTTATCTCCAGAATTGAAGAACGACAAAACTCTTATGCAGTTTAAAGATTTTGACGGTCTTTGTAGAACGGTAGTAAACCAACAGAGAATGATAGGACTCGATAAGAAAAGACTTGTGGAAGTTCCAGATGATAAAGCACCTGACAATATCAGAAATGAATTTTATAAAGCAGCCGGACGACCTGAAAAACCAGAAGAATACAAATTCGCCAAAGACCCTGATATTGCAGAAGAAGTATGGGACAACAATTTAATTCAATCTTCTCTGGTTGAATTGCATAAAGCAGGTGCAAGTCAAAAAGTAATTGATACTATTGCGAAGATTGAAAATGGCAGAGTTAAATCAATGATGGAAATATTTAAACAAAACGGTGAACGTCTTGCAAAAGAAGGCGTTGATGCTATGAAAGTCGAATATGGTGCAAAATATGACCGAGCTAAGCATCTGGCAAATACGGCAATAAGTATGGCTCTCGGAGAAAATAAAGAGGCTGTAGATGCGTTTGTTAATAAAACTTTAAGTAATGGTTTAAAACTTGGGGATGACCCTGACTTTTTCAAATTTGCGGCAACGCTTGGTGAATCATTCTCTGAACATAGCAACGTTAAATTGAATCAGATGCCGGCACAATCAAATGATGAAATACAGACGAAAATAAATGAGTTGATGGCCTCTAAGGAATATTTAGACGCTAAACATATAAATCATAAATCGACTCTTGAACAGATTACAAAATTATATCAGCAAAAACACGCCAGAAAATAAGTCGAAAGACCTTTTTGGCTGAATAATATAGTGGATAACTCCTAAAAGGGAATCCGAAAATAGTAGTAAACTACTCGTTAAGATAACGTTAAGCAGGAAGACCCATAAAAGGATAATCTTTCCGAAATCGTAGAAAAACTATTTACAATTTTAGAAAGGAAACTTTTATGAGTATTAATTTAACATCTGGTATTCCGGAATGGTTTATTGACCAGTTCTCTAATACTTTATATCACGTTCAACAGCAGAAACAGTCTAAATTTAGACAGGCGGCAAGAGAAGAATCTGTACTTGGCGCAGAAGATAAGGCATTTGATTATATGGGTGCTTTATCGCTTGTTGAAAAAACAGGTCGCAATCCTCAAACTCCTACAACCGATGTAACAACTGGTCGTAGATGGGTAAGTACGACTCCGTATCATAATGCTTGGTTGTACGACAAAGATGATGACTTGTCGATGATGCTCAATCCAACATCTGATATTCAAATTGCGTTCAGAAATGCGGTTAATCGCAAATATGATGATATTTTTATTGCCGCTATGGACGCTGCGGTTTATTCAGGCCGAAGGATTTCGAGCACTACTATTACTTGGGCTTCTCAAAGTGGCACAACTAAATACACTTCTACAAGTGGTGGTCGTACCATACCTCACGACTGTTCAGAAGGCAACTGCTCGGCTTCGGATACTGCAATGACAATAGAAAAGGCAGAACTTATCAGAGAATACTTTGCAAAGAACGAAGTTGACGAAGATATGCCCATTTGGTGTATGATTAATCCAAGACAGGCAACAAACTTATTCGGTCAGGCAGAGTACACAAATAAGGATTATAGTGGTGGCGCAGCTCCTCTTGCAACAGGTCGTATAGTTCCAAACTGGCACGGAATTAACTGGATTGTCAGCAATAAAGTTATCAAAGGAACTGCTAATGACGTAGATGCCGATACAGCAGTCTTTAAATGTTGGGCTTGGGCGCAGGGGGCTATTATTCTCGGCGTACAAGATAGTGTATCGGTTCAAATTTCAACAAGAGACGATTTATCTTATGCTCAACAGGTCTATGTTCATATGAACGCAGGCGCAATGAGATTTGACGAAGATTTAGTTTGTTGTGTTGAATGTCAATAATTTAAAACGTCCAATCGGACAAGTTAATTGAAAGGTAAATATGAGTTATTCAAATTATAACAATTCGTTTAGAAGAAATAAAATAGTAGAGCCGTCTCAACTTAAATCGGCTTATAACATTTTTACACCAACGGCAACACAGAAGTTTATGCTTGGCGCTATTCTTGAAATGAATGATGGAAGAAAATTCCGTTATTGTAAAGATAACGGTAGCGGTTTAACGAAAGCACTTATGGCTTGTTCTGAACCACTTGACGCACAAGCCGATGAAAGTGTTCAGACTGCTTATGGCGTAACTGCCGGTGAAGTAAAGTTCGATGTTCTTTGCGAAACCGGTAATGGTTACACAGACCACGAACTTATTGACGGATATATGCTTGTCAATAAAGGTACTTGTATTGGCGATATGTATATCATAAAAGATAATTACTGGATTACCAGTGATACTGTTATGATGATTGAAATCGCTGACGAGAATGGCATAAGAACAACTATTCCTGCAACTGATGAAATAACACTCGTTAAGAATAAATGTAGAGATACCAAAGTTAATCCAACTACACAAGACGCTCCTGTTGTTGGCGTTCCCCTTGCTACCGTTACTGCAAGTTATTACTATTGGGCACAATACAAAGGTACTTGTCCGTTGATGGTCGATGCTGGCGATACCGTTGTTGTTGGTGAACCAATAGGTAAGGCCGGTACTGCCGGAACTGCTGGCGCTGGCGGGGTTGTTGGAACTACTGGTGCAAATGCGGTTTGGGGCACTGTCCGTTATGTAGCAACTGGTGGTGAAACCGCATTGGTAGATTTGAATTTACCAGAGTAATTTAGTTTTAATCAGGGGCAGATTAAAACACTGCCCCTATCTTGAAAGGATAAATATATGAAAAAAGTTTTAATAACGATTGCGTTGATAATTGCGGCGTTTGCTACAATTATTTTTGCAACTCCAATAGATAGGGCTAATCTTGTAAAATTGTTTGGTTCTTACACTGGCGATGGTGGTACAGATGCAGGAGATAGTATATATGCGGATATGGTTTTAGCACAGACAGACCTTGACGCTATTCTTGCCGATACTGGCACTGCCGGAGTTGTAATTGCCAATGATGGCATTACAGCGGCAAAGATTGCGGCTGACGCAGTTACTACGGCAGAATTAGCAACTGGATGTATTAGTGCTGATGAAGTTGCGGATAGTGCAATAGACGCTGGTGCTATGGCAACCGATGCGATTGGTGCGGCAGAACTTGCGGCAGATTGTATAACTACTGCTGAAATTGCAAATAATGCGATTACTACAACTGAACTTGCTACTGATTGTATAACTTCTGACGAATTAGCCGCTACTGCCGTTGCTGAAATTGCCGCCTCTGGTGCGATATCAACTTCAAATCCGAGTTATACAAATGCTAATTATCTTGCTGTAAGTACCGGCACGTTAGACACGACTGGAGTGTGGAGTACTGTTGCTGCTCACGAAATAGCTGTTGTTACTGGCTGTGTTAAAATGTTAATTATTGCCGAATGCACCGTGTCCGTTGCTTCCGTTGGTGATAATGGCACAATCGCACTCGGAGACGAAACTACAACTAATAGTATTATAGCCGCATCTACTTTGGGTTCTGGTGTTATGGTTGCGGGCGAGTTATGGGTTGATGCTACTCTAACGAGAACTATTTTAACTCAAACACAGCTTAATGCAGTTACGTTTGTTGTGGCAAATGGTAAGGATATTGGTTACACTGTTGCGACAAATGCACTCGCAAGTGGAACTATAAAATTCCATATTTGGTGGACTCCTCTTGATGCTACTGGAAATGTTACGGCTGGTGCTGGTGGAGCGTTTTAATTTAATAGGGCGGTTAATTGCCGCCCTTATTTTAAAGGTTTAATATGGCATTAGTACAATTAGAAGTTAATATTGCTAATATGGCATTAGGCCGTATCGGAGCTAAGCAGATTACTCTTGCAAGTTGTACGGCCAATACAAGGCCGGAAGATGTTCAGGTCAATTTGCATTATGAACATATAAGAGACGCTCTATTGCGTTCTTCTCAATGGAATTTTGCAATTAAAAGACTTGCGTTAGTAGGAACTTGGGTTACTGCAACTGTTTACGTTGCCGGTCAATATGTATGGACAAATTCACTATTGTATAAATGCGCAACAGGTCATACTGCTGGAACTTTCGCAACAGATTTAGCGGCGGTAAAATGGACGCTTGTAACTGACAGGCCTTCTTTTGGCTATGATTATCAACACGATTTGCCTTCCGATTGTTTAAGATTTGATATAGCGGATATAGACTATTATGCAGTTGAGGGAAAATTGTTTTTAACTGATGACACCGAAGTTAATATTCAATATGTCTATCAATGCACTACAACTACTATTTGGGACGAATTATTCAAAGAAGTTATGATTCTGAAACTTGCATTGGCGTTATTGCCTGTTCTGGCCGGAACATCAACGCGTTCAATTAAAGAAGATTTACGACAGGATTTACAAGATGCTATGTCAAGAGCAAGAACTGTAACTAAACAGGAAACTAATTCAACCGGTAGTTCAACTTGGAATGATGCAAGATTTGGTTCTGGTGTTGTATGAAAGAAGTAAAACAAGAAACTAATCCTGATATTATCTACTTACTGAAAGACTATTTTACAGAAGATGGTATATACACAAAAGAATTGGCTGCACAAGAAATGATTCGCACTATGGAGTTTAGACCGGAAGATATTTGTGTATTAGTTGGATACGAAGATAATAAATTTCGTGGCTTCTTAATTGGGCATTTAGTAGACGATAGAGATTATGTTTATATAGATGAAGCATTTTCTACCGCAGATGGCGATTTTGCACTTGATGGCATGAACGCTTTTATTGAATGGTGTAAATTAAAAAATAAGAAATTTGTTAGATTTGAAACTGAACGTGATTCTGTTCAAATGACTTGTACTAAAAGATATGGATTTAAAGAACACGGCGTAATTATGCAGAGGCAAATATGATTCAGAAAATATATCATAATGGTTATGAATTTCAAATTGATTCAAAATATATGAATCGTAGATTTAAAGGCGGTGGTAGTGCTAAAATGCCAGCAGTTCAACCAACTCCGGCAGTACCAGTTGCTGTACAAACAGATGTGGTCGAAGACGAGGCAATGAAAAAAGTTAGGCGTAGAAGCGGTTATGAAAAAACCATTATAACAGGCGATTTGGAAAGTTCTAATTCAGGTAAACTTACAACTTTAGGATAAATATGGCAATAGAAGATGATATACTTGCACTCTTGCAAACTGTTGATGCAAAAATAGACATCATTCAGACAGAGATTGTTGCGATAAAAACAGAGACCGATAAATTGGAGTTTTATCCATATTATACGGTATCTGGCACATTAACGCCTGACGTTATAGGTGATTACTTTTTCTATAAAATAAATGAATATGGTAATGTTTATAAAAATTATTTAGGCGATTTAATCGAAGCGGCGGAAACGGGTTTTATCCTGCGTAGAGGTATAGCGGCCTCGTGGACAGGTGCTGATTTAGTTGGTGATTATATAGTCTCTACTGGTGCAACTGGAACTGCAACTACTACTCAAAAATACTGTTCGGTAGTTCATCCAGACCTGATAACATTATCGGAAACAAGGTCTAATAGAAATCAGCCAGTAGTTATTGATATGAGAAATATATGAATGTACCGGTAATTAGTTTTAATAATGGCGAAGTAACACAGAAGATAGACTGCCGTATTGATACGCAGAAATTTTCTGGAAGTTGCCGCCGTTTGAAAAATATGTTACCTTTGATTTATGGATGCGCAGAAAGACGACCTGGACTTAAATATATCATAGAAGCGGTTAGTGTTTTTAAAGTACTGTCTTATATTCTATCTTACGAAAACGAAGAAGTTTGTAACGATAATGAAGTAGTTTTTACCGCAATACATCCCGCTTCTTCTGATTTTATATGTTACGAAAATACTATTTTATGTTACGAGAATATGCCAATTACAGATTCAAAAGATGTTTTTTCTTCTGGTATGGTTTGTTATGAAAATGATGTTTTGTTTTATGAAAATAATGTTTTGTCTTATGGAGTTTAAATATGAGTGATTTAAAAGAAAAAGGAATGGCGTTACTTAGCAGAACTACCGGATGTAGTTTGGCAGCTGTCGCCGCAACGGAAAAGAATCTTTATACTGTTCCAACCGGAAAAAGTGCAATAGTAACACACGTTGTTTTGCATACTTTTTCAGAAGATTGCACAACGGCGGTTATTACACTTGGTATAGCAGGCGGGACTTGTGAAGAATTTCTTGGCGATACAACTCTTACCGGCATAACCGCAAGTTTCGCTTCGCAGTATTTAGTATTAACTAAAGTGCCTAACGCTACGCCTGTTGCGCACACTATACTTACGGCTGCGCAGATATTTGCTATGGAAATTACAACCGCCGGAGCCGGAACCTGTACTATTGATGTTTTTGGATATTTGATTTAATGGTAAGACTTATTCCATTTGTATATAATACTACTATAACTTATAAAGTTGAATTAGGCAATTTATACGCCAGATTCTTTTATAATAATATAGTAGTAATTACTATTCCAACTCCTTATCTTGAGGAACATTTATTTGAACTTCACATAAAGCAGGTCGGAGATGTAATGTGGATTATTCATAAAAAGTACGAGCCGAGGAAACTGTACAGAACTGATACGCAAACTTTTTCTATCGATGTGATACCGTTCAATAAGGGGCCGTTCTTATTAAGAAATGATTTAATAGACCCTACTAAGGTCAATTCTGCGTCAATGACATATACAGGTAGTGTCGCAAGGGAAAGCAAGGGAACATTATTCTGTTGTTCTCCTTCGACTGCAACTTATACCATAACACAAATGATTACTTCTGACGATATTACCATAGTTGGTCAAGGTGATTTAACATCAGTATTCCCAGTTGGATTTACTTTTTCTGTTGTTGGTAATGCGTACTCGCCCAATAATACGAGCTGGACTGTTTCAAGTACTTCTTATTCTGCACCAACATTTACAATACACGTTACCGCACATATATATGGTTCTGCAAATGGCGGCACTATAACCGTAACTGCCACTGGCAATGCGGTGAATTTCTTCGACCCGCTTCACGTTGGGGCATTGTTCAAAATTATAAACAAAAGAAGTCAAATTGTAAGCAATCCAAACTCTCTTGCGGCAGTTGGTACGATTTGTAATGCAATGGATGTAAAGGGAACTTACACTTTCAAGACAACTGCATTTACAACTTCTATCACAGGAACGATAATTCTTGAACGAAGTGAAAATGGAACAGATTGGGACACGACATTTAGTACCAATTCAAATGAAATATATACAAAAGTAGAAGATAGTGATAATGTGCAGTACAGAGCAAGAGTTACGGCGGTTAGTGGTGGAACATTAGAGGCAAGTATATCCGTAACAGACACTACTGTTTCTGGTATTGTTAGAGTTATAGAATATGTTAATCCATCGTTAGTCAGAGTTGAAGTTTTAACAAAATTAGATTCGGCGAATGGAAATGTTGCAACTAAAAAATGGGCAGAAGGTGCTTGGTCTAATTACAGGACTTGGCCTACATCAATAACTTTCCTTGCCGATAGATGTATTTATGGTGGTCAACAAACTATTAACAAACAGGTAACGTATTAATGGCTACGAGTTTAAAAGTTTGGTTTTCTCATTCTTCGGATTACGAAAATTTCGAGGCCGGAGTTAAAGACGCAGATTCTTTCGATTTATCAATTCCAACTACAAACGAATTGAGATGGGTTAAAGGTCTTGGAGATTCTATACTTTTAAGTACGTCAGGTGAAGAATGGAGAATATATTCGCCTAAAACATCTGGTGTTATAACTCCTACCAATTATACTGTTGATATTCAGTCAGGTTTTGGGAGCAATACAATCCAACCAATAGTTGTAAACGGTATTGTCTTGTTCGTTGATACGGTTGGAAGAAAACTTCACGAATTAGCTTGGGATGATTTAAAACAAAAATATCTTGCCCCTGATTTATCTGCACTTGCGGAACATATTACTGAAAGTGGAATAGTTGGAATTGCACTGCAAAAAAATCCAGATATGATTATATGGTGTTGGTTGAATAATGGAGAATGTAAAACTTTTACTTATAATAGAGAACAGAACGTATTAGCTTGGGCGGATATGCCTATCGATGGAAACGTACAATCTATTTGTGTTGCTCCTAATTCTACTGCCGGAGAAGATACAGTAAGTTGTGCAGTGGAAAGAACTATAAATTCAGAGAATGTAGTTTACATAGAAGATTTTAATTCAAGATTCTTGCCGAGTTTAATTAAAGATTGTTTCTTTGTTGATAGTGGAGTAACGAGAACGCCTGTATACGGAGAACAGATTATTGACAAGTTGTTACTGCATTTTGACGGAAATGATGCAGACGTTACTACGGTAGATAGTTCTTTAAACGGTCATACAATAACATTCAATGGCACGGCACAGCTTGACACCGCACAATATAAATTCGGTACAGCCTCTTTATTACTTGACGGTGATTCTGATTATTTGACAATTGCGGATTCTGATGATTGGAATTTTGGCACAGGAGATTTTACAGTTGATTGCGTTGTTTGGCTTTCATCTATTGCACAAGAGCAGGCAATTTGCTCTCAAATTCTTGATTCAACACATCGCTGGTATATAGCTTTTAATAGTACGTCTAAATACATACAGGTATATTTTAAAGACACTGACACCAGATGTAATTATACTTTTGCTTGGCCTGACGTAGCCATAAATACTGAATATCATATTGCAGTCGTAAGAAATGGTGCAAATTTACTTTGTTTTATAAATGGCATTGCCTTAATACCAACAGTATACACGGCGATAGATGCCAGTACTGACTTTGGAAACATATCGGTAGTTTTGACAATAGGAGCCTGTTCTTCAACTGCGTGGTTTTTTAACGGTTGGATTGATGAATTTAGAATATCAAAAGGAATTGCAAGATGGACGACAGATTTTACATCCCCTACAACTGAATATATACCTGAAAATGTATACAATTCAACAGTTTATGGGTTGGAACATTTAGAAGGACAGACAGTTTGTATGCTTGCCGATGGCGAAGTGGAAACAGCAGTAGTGCAAAATGGTTCTATTAGCATAATCGGAACTTATGAAACTATTCAAATTGGATTGCCATATACTTATGAGGTGCAACCAATGAGACTTGACGTGTCCACACAACAGGGCACAGGATTAGGTTGTAAAAAGAAAATACCAGAAATAGTAGTTTCGTTACTTGATTCTGCAAATGTTGAATATGGCGATAGTTTGACTAATTTAAAACCAGTTGGAGTATCTGACGTTGAACTTGTTAATAAGAGTGAAATCACAGGATTGTTTACAGGCGATGTACCACTGCATTTTGACGGCGGTTTCAGTACGGATGATTCTATTATAATTTCAGGGTCAGACCCGCTTCCTTGCACTGTTAGATGTTTAATACCGAAAGTTGATATTACGAGTCGCTGATATGCTTACTTTTAGACATTTTGAAATAGACGATATTAAAGAACTGGCAAAAAATGCCATTGATGAATCTGTCAAACTTGCAGACGAAGAAACTTTGTTGAAATATGCCAAATATCATAAAGACAACGGTAGTGCATTTACAGGTACATTGAATGGCAAGGTTGTTTGCGCCGCAGGAATACATAACAGACATGGTAATTCCGGCCATTTGTGGTCGATATTCACAAAGTCTGTTATTGTACATAAAAAGACAGTATTTAAGAGTATCAAGGTGATGTTTGATTGCGTTTCAAAATGTAACGACTTTAAAAAAGTGATTACCGAATCAAGAATAGGATTTCCGCAATCACAGAGATTGATTGAGCATCTTGGCTTTGAGAAACAAAGACGTAGTTTTAATAATGATTATTTTTTCTATAAAAAGGTAATATAAATGCCATTTTTTCTACCTTTATTATTTATAGGTGCAACAGTTGCCGGTGGAGTAACGCAGGCGCAGGCCGCAAAGCAACAGGGAAAAGACCAACAGGCGATGATGAATTATAACGCCCGCGTCAAGGAGGAAGAGGCAAAGGCGGCAGAGCAAAAGGGCACATTAGAGTCCCAACGTCAGGCCGAGGCCGCTTCACGCCGCCAATCAAGCCTTGAAGCGGAATTAGGCGGTTCTGGCGCAGTGCCTACGGCAGGTTCACCTTTATTGATTCAAGCTAAACAAGCGTCTGAAAGTGAACTTGATAATTTAATAATTGGCGCAAATACGGTAAATGAAATGGCAGGATTAAGAAGTCAGTCGCAACTTGATTATGCACAAGGCAAGATGTATCGCAAGGCCGGCAATAACGCCGCAACTGCGACATATATGAATACCGGAACAACAGTTTTGGGCGGTTTGTATCAATCTGGAACTTTTGATAACCTTAACTATAAAACAAGTACTAAAAATCCTAAATATATTAATCAATCATATTCTAATACAAGGTTTACATAATGGGTACTTTTCCTGTCCAATATTCAGAAGCAACATTATCCGGCCGAACGCCAAACGCTCGCGCTAATCTTGATATGAATACAAATGCCGATATGATAGGCAAGGCAGTGTCTAATATTGGCGCGCTTGCAGGCAATATTTACACTGATATTCGAGCAAAAGAAGATGCTTCTGAATTATCTACGCTTGACAGAAAAATTCAGGAAAACTGGAACGCTGAATATAAATCTTTGCAAGAGACACAAGACGCAGAGGCAAGGGCGCAAATACATCAAAAAGCTGCACAGGATAGAATTGCTATTGCAAATTCATCAAAACGCGCAAATGTTAATGCCTCTTTGAATAAGAATATTAATAATTACGAACCGCAATTTGATTCGCATTTTAACAATCTTGACAAAAATATGCGTCTTGGCAAAGCTAAAGATGATTTAGACTTGAACATTGCTTCTGCAATTAATAGAGGTGATTACAAGGCCGCTGAAAAAGCAGTGGGTTTGGCTATTGGAACTGGTTTAATAAATGATTCAGAAGGTGAACTGAAACTTTTAAATGCTAAAACTACTATTGGCATTAATAATGTACAAAATGAAGTTGCCAAATTAAAAGGAGAAGGCAAATTTGACGAAGCGGTACAATTAGTTCAATCGCAACCTGAAACAATAATAGACGCAGAAAAAGCACAGGCAATGATTGCTAACATAGAAAGTTATCGGGAATATACAAAAAGACGTACTGTTGATATGGCTAACGAAAGAGAAGTTTCAGCGTATGACAATCTCACAGATGCTTTTATTTCAGGGGAAATAAAACCTGACGACATAGAAAGCAGTTTGCTCCCCGATACCGAAAACAATAATAAGAAAAATATTTTCAGGGCGTATATAAATGGTAAAAATTCTGGAACTGTGCCAGAATCTACATATAAGGGAAATTCTAATATTTCTGACGCTGTGTTGGATTATAGTCTTAATAAGAGTAATAAACAACAAGCATACGATACGATAATGACAGAAAGATATATAAATAATAGTATTACTGACGCTGAATTTAATGATGCAATGAAACGTATCAAAAAAACATATCCGGCAACTGTTATACATAATCTTGACGCTGTTTATACCAATAATAAAAATAATTTCAATAGATGGTTTAGTTTTGATAATGATATAAATAAAGAAGTTAATAATAATCTATTTACTTGGGTTGATGCTAAATTAGAAAAAGGTGAAGTACCAACTCGTAAGGAAATGGATGATGTTTCTGCTGATTTTAGAGTTTCCGCAAGAGACAGACAAGAGGGAAAAGAAAAAACTAAATCTTTATATAAAACAGGCGATACACGAACAGTTAATGGTAAAACTTATACTTTCGATGGAACAGTATGGAAACGCTAACAACTGAACAACTTGATGCAATGGAATCCGAATCTGGTCAACAGACGTTTACCACGGAGCAGTTAGATTCTATGGAACGTATTAAAAGCGAATCATTTACTGGATTAAATTTTTCCGAATATGCAGATATTCCAATGGATAACGATGACGCTACAACTGCGATGGAACGTGCAGGTATTGTATTGGATATTGCCAAAACTAATAATTTAAGCACATATAGCGCACAGTCTCTTGTTGCTGGTTCTGAACCGAGTGCGTTCGGTAAACAACTTACAAAAATAAGAGAGTATATTACAGAAAAAACTGGATTATTTGCTTACGACACAAGACCATCTAATGAGCCATATTACAGAGAAGAACATCCGTTTAAAACAACTGCACAGGCGGGTATTTATGCCGGAACAGAAGCGTTAAGTGGTTTATCATTGACCACGCTTGATATATTAACTAACAAAATAACAGGCGATAAGGATTTAGCGGAACTTGTATCGAGGGGTATAGGATATGAACCTTCGCCAAGCGAGCAAGTGGGCGGTAAGGCCGCTAAGACAGTTGCTATGTTCACTCCAATCGGTTATGGTGTTGGAGTAGGAACTAAATTTATTCCTGCCGCAAAAGCCTTAAAAACAATGCTAAACGCAGGTCTAACTTTTGGTAGTACAGAAGCCGCAATACAATTCAGCGAAAATATAACACAAAACAAACCTATTGATTGGAGAGAGATACATTTAGCGTCCGGTGTTGGTGTTTTGTTCGGCACTGGCGAAGTTGCAGTGTCTATGGCGTTGTCTGGTTTCGCAAAAGGATTTGAAAAATATTGGGGCGCAAGAGATATTGAATTGTCCAAATTTCCACAGGGCGCAACACTTGAACAACAGAAAGTAATCGCCGAGGCACAAAAACTATCGGATATTCAACGTGCAAAAACTTCTATTCGTGAAGGCAGGGGCATCCCGCAAGACTTACGTGAGAAATATATTAATCCTCCAAAAGAGAAAGGAACTGTCAATGGCCTGCAAGAAGTCCAAAAAGAAAAAGAAATAGTATCAATTAGCAAGGGGGCAGAATCCACTACTGTCCCTATTGCTAAGCCGGCAAATATTGATACTAAAATATCACCGGTTCTTGATGAACCGATAAAAATGCCTAAGCCCATTATTACAGTTGTAACCGAAAAACCTGCCGGAGAAAGCATAAAATGGGACAAAGTTACCAATAACGAAGAAGGAGAAATTAGAACGTCTGCAAGACAGGCAGATATTGATTTCGATAGGAAGTCTTTAGGATTGGACTCTATGGCCTCTCCAGAAAGAAAAAGTTGGCAAGTCTCTTTGATGTCTGCGAGAAAACAAGGAATACCTGCTAAGGCAATCAGTATCTCTTCTGAATTGATTGTTAATCCAAGACCTTTAAACGATGTTGAAACTGCGGGCTTAGTTGTCCGTACTGCCGAATTAAAAAAACAACATTTAGAGACGATTTCCGAAATAAACAAAACTAAGGATTCTATTGAAATTAAAGGATTAACTGCTAAACTAAATCAAATTGAACAGGAATATGACACTATTTCAGGTGCTTTAAATACCAGTGGAACAGAAAAGGGCAGAGCATTAGCGTCGCAGAAATTAACAATCAATAAAGATTTCGATTTAATATCGGTCAAAAGCAGGGCTAAGGTTATGAAGGGCAAGGACTTAACTGTGAAAGAATCTGAAAAAATAACTGAAATAACTAATAAACTTGAAGAATCCAATAAAAAAATAGACGAATTAAATACTAAGGTTGCTGAATTACAGGCGCAAAAAACTATAAAACGTGGCGGCGTAAAACGATATACTGCTATGAGCGTAGAGGCAAGAGATATAGAATTGAAAGCACTGGTAGAAAGAACTAAAGGATTACTTGATGCAGGATGTTATAACTAATGGCTGATTGTTCTGAATTATCTAAGTTAATTACTGATATTGCGACTAATTTAGCGTCCAGAGAAGGCGTTGATACTCTTGATGACGTTCTCGTTAAGATGAAAGAATTATTCCCCGCAATTCGCAGAGAAGATATTGTTGACGCAATAGTCGAATCCACTACAAGGGGCAAACAAAAAGCTGACGAACTTTCTAAAAAGATTAATGAAATCAAGCGAGAGGCACGTTCAGACAAAAAACTCCAACAAAAAATTGAGAAACTTGAAAAGAATCTAAAAGAAGGCACTGAACCATTATCGCCCAAACAACGAGAAGAAGCAACGTTTGCGATAGAACAATTAAGGGATACTGCAAAAAATTTACGTAAATGGGCAAATACAGTTGACCCTATTGTAAAGAAAAAAATGCTTGAAAAGCTAACGGAGTTGAACAAGAAAATAGATACCGCTTCTTATGAGGATATACCAGTTAAAAGAGTTCCAAAACTACACGAATCGTTACAGGGATTGCAAAAACAAATAGATGCCGCAAAAGGGAAACTTAAAGAACAAAAAACCGTTGATGCTTTAAGAAGTACGATAGACGAATTGACTGCACATCTCGAAAACGAAACTTTGCCTGTTAAGCAAAAAAAAGAATCAATAGCATCAGAAGCCGTCTTGGAACTGCGTTCAATACGTGATGATTTAAAGAAAAAACTTGCACAAAGTGAACCGGCACAAAAATTAAAAATAGAGGAACAGATTAAAGTTTTAGAAGATAGACTTAAATCAGGAGATATGCTACCAAAAACTAAACCAGAATCAGTTGAAGGCAGCAGAGAACTTGAGAAATTAAAATACCAAAGAGATAAATTGAAAGCAGATATTCAACACGAACTGTATAAATTAAGATCTAAAACTGTATGGGAGCATATCCAAGAACCATTTAATGTCGCAAAAGTTATAATGACTTCTGGAGAATTTTCTTTAGTATTAAAACAGGGCGGTTTTAATACTTACGCACATCCATTAAGAACTGCCAGTGCTATGAAAAGTATGTTTGAGGCTTTTGGTAACGAAGAAACTGCCTTTAGAATAAATGCTGAATTAGAAAATAGAGTTAATGCTCCGCAATATTTAAAACATAAGTTCTTTTCAAAAATAGATGGGTCTTCAAAATTATCCGAAATGGAAGAAATATATCTTAGCCATTGGACGTTCAGAGTTCCTATAATTAAAAACTTCCAAAGGGCGGGTATAACATTTTTGAATAAATTAAGAGCAGATGCTTTTGACACATTAGAAGCGACAGCAACATCTACCGGCAGTTTTACAAAACCACAAGCGGAAGTTGCGGCCAATTTCATTAATGTTGTTACGGGCAGAGGCCATTTAGGACAAAGTTCCGAAATGGCCATAAATTTACTTAATGACGTATTTTTTGCACCTAAATTTGCAATAAGCAGATTTCAAGTATTACTTGGACAACCAATATGGACGACTAAAGGCGGATACAAAGAAACAATGGGCGTTAGAGCTGCAATAGTCAAAGAATATGCAAGGTTTGCAAGGGGACTGGCAATAGTATTTTCTCTTGGAATTGCGGCAGGCGGCGAAATAGAAACAGACCCACGTTCTTCTGATTTTGCACAATTACGATGGGGCAGGATAAGGTTAAATCCAACATTAGGCTTGTCGCAGGTCGTTGTATTATTGACCAGACTTGCGTTAAGACAAACAAAAAATACCGAAACTGGTAAAATAACTGACTTAAAAGGACGTGAATATATTGATGTTGGAGTAAGATTTTTAAGAGGCAAATTAAATGTTATCTTTGGCACTGGATTAAACATTGCATCTGGTGAAAATGTTGTAGGTGAAAAAACTACACCTCAAAGTGTTGCCGAAGATTTATCAATTCCTATAACTTATCAAAATATTTATGAAGTAATGCAAGAAGAAGGTGTTCCAAAAGATGTTGCACTGTCTATATTAGAATTTCTTGGAATGTCCGTAAATGTTTACAATGAAAGAAATAAACAAATTAACTATAAACCAACAAGTAGATAAGGAAAACCAATGAGCGACACAGATAATAAAGAAACGGCAAAAGACGAATTGACAGATTTGAAAATTGCAAACGCTGTTCTTAAAATGGAACAGGCAATTACAAAAGGGTTTGAAACCGTCATAGAGAAAATGGACTCTAAAACTGACGAAAAGATACAGACTCACTACGTCCTATGTCAGGCTAAAAGTAGACCTGCATTTACTGATACAATTAGGGATTGGCGCACAATAGCAGCGATAATACTTGCCCTTATTTGGCTATTTACGTCCGTGCCGTCTAATCTAAGCGGAAGCGATACTGCTAAAAAAGTAGAAAAGATTGAAAACATACTTGAAAAATTTGTTATGCCTCCGCAGACTAAAGTGGATAGTGAAAATAAAATTGTCGTTAATTAATTCTTCCTTCTTTTCCTCCAAAGGCCGTTCGTTTTAATCGGCGGGCGGCCTGATTTTGAGGTAGTATATGAAAAAAATATTCATAATATTATTGATGATAAGCGTAAATGCTTATGCCAATTTAGCGGGCGGCATAAGGCCGCTATCGGTATATAATGGATTATATTTGAGACTTGACGGAACTAACGCTTCAAGTGTAACTGGCAATATAGATATTGGTGCTTATGATATTCTATGTGATGTATTAAATGCTGAAACAGCGGCAATTGGCGGTGCTACTAATTACACTTCTTTTGGCGTGGACGGCACGATTACTTTTAATGGTACTGCCGGAATAGTAATTCCACATCTTATGCAGTCTGATACAACAGACCAAGCAATAGTAAATGTAACATTAGCACAAGTTATAACTTTTAATACAGATGTCCATCATAACGGTATTACTAAAACATCAACGTCAAGGTTTACGATAGCCAAAGAGGGCTCTTATCTTATAACATTTAGCGGTATGGCCGTTGGAGTTACTGGCAAAGTTATCCAATTTTGGTTAAAGAAGAATGCCGCCTATGTTGATAATAGTAATACTCAATATACGTTTAAGGGTATTGGAACTAACACAGTTATTGCTTGTAGTTTCATAGAGCATTTTGTTGTCGGTAATTATTTTGAATTTTGGACTTGGGGCGATGACGTCTTGTGTAAATGGGACGCTATTGCCGCAGGTACTGACCCAACAAGACCAGCAATACCGTCAATTGTCATAACCTGCAACTATTTAGGAAAGGATTGAGGACTTATATGGACTGGTTTAAAGAATGTCCGAATTGTCATAACAGAGTATTAAGAAGTTTAGACGTATGCAACTTCTGTGGTTATATTTTTAATAAAGGATTTACAATGAAAAAGATTTTAATTTTAGTAATGTTAATGGCGAGTTGGTGTTTTGGTGCGACAACGTGGTATGTCAATCCTGATAGTGGTAATGACGCTGCCGCCGGTTCGGAAGCAGCTCCGCTCAAAACACTTAAACACGCTATTGATTCGCATGTTTCCGCCGATGGCGATATTATTAAGCTTATGGCCGGTACTTACGATGATACCAGTCAGGGCAGTGCTTGGACGGTTACCATTCCAGATTATTCATTTACCGTTGAACCTTATGTTGCAGGCACAACAGTAACACTAACACGAGCAACAGCAACGGCAGGCGGATGGTTTAGGTACTACGAAGTTGACAGGTCGGATAAGACTTGTACTTTTAACGATATAGTTTTCGTTGATTCTAAATCTGCGGGGTCGATAGTTCAATTATATAATACCAGTGCGAGTGGTAATGTTGTTTTTGATGGTTGCACATTTACAGTAGCCGCCGATGGATGGGTATATACAGCCACGCACAACAGGGCTACAAAAGATTTACTGCGAGACGCTAAATTTATTAATTGTACATTTACGGCACAAGCAGCTCAATCAACTGTTCCATTTTCGTTTCGAGGCGGGCATATACTGTTTAGCGGTTGCGCGATAACAAACTCTAATGCTGGCACAACTGGTACAATTTCGGTATATGCAGGTGGAGAATGCGACCAAATAACGTTGTTGAATAATACTATCACTTTTGCTAACGCTTCTGGGACTTCAATCGGATTCCAATTATCTGGTGTAGTTGTACGTGAAGGCGTAGTCGTTAAAGGTAATACTTTCCACCATACCACTACCAATCAAGCGGCGACTGCAATATATCTTGTTTATAGCGATGTGTATTCGATATATAACGTGTTAATCGATGATAATATTATTACTTCTGATAATACAACAAGTACCTCGTCCGTAGGCATAGGATTTACGGACAAAGTGTACAATACTATTGTTACCAATAACACTTTGACAGGTTGGGGTATTGATTTTAATATCCAAAACGGGAAAAACGGAACTTATGAATATAATATAGCAAGTGGCTACGTAGTATTTGCCAACTACGGAGCGAGGGGGCTGCTTATAAAAAATAACACTTTTATAGCTGCCAATCGTGGTGCAAGCACAGACGGAAAATGTCTGATGTTGGCAAGAAGTAACCAAAGCACGGAAGTCGCAAAAGCAAATGCTACTTTTACTGCTAATACCGGCATTTCAAGTGCGGCATGGGACTTGTCTGTTATAGCCGCCGATACGGACGGATTGACGAACGGCGATTACTTTGCAATCGTTTATGACCCAACTGCCGGAAGCCCTGACCCTGATTATTATGGTATAGTTACGGCTGTCGATAATGACACGGATACTGTTACAGTTGATTATTGGCGGGATAGAAGCGAAGTTGCTGCTACCCCAACTAATGCCGAGAATTATATACGATTAGTGAAATGGGCGGAAAATTGTACTGTTACAAAAAACATCTTTGACGCAGGGTCAGGCCAAAACACGTTTACGTTCGACTTCAATCCACGTTCCGGCCAGACATACTCAAACTATAATTGCTATGTTTCCGGAGCGACATCGATAATGAATCTTGATAGTACTGTGCAGGCGACTCTTGCAGCGGTACAAGCTAAATGGTTGACATTCTCAAGAAGTTTTTACGACAACGACTCTCACTCAATCGTAGAAAGCCCGGCATTTATATCAAGTACTAATTTAAGACCAACGAATGCACATTTAAGGGTAGGCTCAAATAGTTATATGGGCGCTTACAGACCAACAGAAAATAAGCCTATGTTAAATCATTGATTTTTTATAAAATACTGCACTAAAGGCTAATAATATTAAACCTATTGGCTCTGGTATTTGCCGAATATGGCTGAATGACGTAGAATCGACTACATCGCAATAAAACTCTTGCCCATTGAAACATATGCCCTCGGCGAAGCCAGCCCCATACAGCCCATCCTGATAAGAAAATTTTAGGACTGGAACGTCAAATAATACCTGCGAGTTGTCTTTTGCCAAAATACTCAATATTTGTTGGTATCCTGTAAGGTTTGAGACATAAGCAATGGAATTATCAAGACAAATAAGGTTTCCAATGCTCATTCGGCCGGTAATATTAATAACTTGATTATCCTGTATTGTCAGGCCGAAGCATATCGTTGACATCAACGAAATGGTTAGTAGTATTTTAGTTGTAATTTTAGGAGTATTTGTTTTCATATATAATCCTTTTCTATGCAAATCCTTTATTAGATTTTATACATACCCATTTACCGTCTCTATGCCTTTGGTAGGTTTCACCGTGAAGCGGGCCATAAAATCTGACTCTCCAATCGTGTTCAGGGTCTTTTACAGCCATATCCTCGATGTATTGAGCCGTAAGAAAGTCGTTATCTTTTGCGTCTGGATTTTCGCTGTTGAATTTAGTTTCAGAATAAACGACTATATGGTCTTTTGTTGCTTCTGTTTCGCCAAAACCAACGGCCAATATCCTATTCATATCAAGTTCGTATGAGGCAGTTGAGCAGTTAAGGCAACAACCAATGTGCAACTTTCCTTTTTCTATCATTGGTAATTCTTTGAATTTTTCCATAATTTTCCCTTTCTTTAATATAAAACAACCGGCACTGTGGGTATCCATACCCAATCGTTGAAGGCTTTACTATTAACGTGAACTAACTAATAACTGACTTCCGTATTTGAATAGTTTTCATAGGAAAAGCCTTTCATAAAAGGTAACACATTTATATACTTGCCTTCCGTCCCTGACAGGCAGTGCCGGTTTAAATTACTTTTTCTAAAATTCTGACTAAACGTTCCCATTCTTCACTGCTATCCCATTTGGCTATACAGCGTTGGTCAACTAACCAAATTACGCGATTTAAAAATAAATGTATGGCTTCGTGTTTGCCTGTTTCTTCTGGCGAATCAGCTACTTCAAAATCAGGTTTGCGTAATTCTGAATTAAACCTTACCGTTGCAACCTTATTTATTTCATCCACGCATATATTCGCAAAAACATCATCTAATTTTTCGTGAAAGAAGTACACTTTGTAAGGACACATAAATTTCTCTGCCCAATACAAAAATGATTTCTTGAACTTATTGAAGTCTTTTTTTGTAGTTTTCATATTACCTTTGCGTTTAAATTTTTGCCTCATATTCTCTGAATAATACATCATAAATTTCTTTTAATGTAGCTATGGCTAAATCAGTATCCCTTTCAATACCTACATAATTTTTAGGTTCTATATTTTTAAAATAAGTCCGTAATATTTTTCTAATCTTGTAAGATATATGAATATTTGTTACTAATTCTGTGTTTCTATCTAAAGGCCTTCTTGTTTTGCATTTGTAACCGATATGCACTTTACCACATTTTTCACATAAAATAACTCTATCTCTATTTTTAGTTTTCATATCACCTTTACTAACAAATCTTTACCTTCATAATCACGATTCCAACAATAGAACGTATTTTCTTTTGGTATTCTTGCCTTACATTCTTCTTCTGTGCCCAGGCCGAGTTCAAGAGCCATTTGAGCCGTCATAACATTGCCTCTGCTGTCTAAAATATTAACTATGGCTATCATTATGTTCCTTATTTAATTCTAATTACATCGCCTAATGTTCCGACTTTTAAATTTTTAGATACCATACCATTGGCAAAATCAGCAGGTGAATATTTATTTGAGGGTGGTTCTTGCGGCAGAAAGCCTAATTCCTGAAACGCCTCTGTATCAAGCTCGGAACAGGCAAAATCTGTCGTGTCCTCCTGTTTCTTGCCAATTTTAATAGCCATTCCCAATAGCTCTAAAACGTGTTTTTCGTAAGGAGTTTTTAGGGTTTTACTTATAAAATCATTAAACTTTTTCAGTTCCGCTTCTGTTCGTTCGTGTATAAAGGCACGGATAAATACTTTGCCTTTATAGTTTTTAATTCTATCTGACAATAAAGTCAACTGTACGCCATTGACTCCGTCTATTATGGCAGATTCAAAGAGCATAAGCGTACCGTCGTTGCGTAATTCATAAGTCCACATTGTTCGCCATTTAATTTTCCACATAACATCTTTATCAGTGCGAAGTTTTTCAAGTTGTCTTTGTTCACATTTTGCAATCAGCCCAACGTGCGACCATTTATTACAAAACAGTCCAATTAGCCACGATACAAAGCCTGCGCCTTGAAATAGTACAATGTCAAACGTATCTAATAACGGTCTAATTTGTGAGTATGTCATTTTATTCCTCCTTTTTTGGCGGATAGACTGGACTCATAATACTCATAACGCCATTTGGTGTTCCAAGAGATTTTATTTGTATAACAATCCATTCCGCCGTTATCAATTCGTTATAAGATTCAGGTAATAAGTATAGTACTTTGTTCCTAACTTCTACTTTCATTTTTTACTCCTTTTCTTTGGTTTGTATGGGACGCAATCTGGACAATAATTCATTTTAATTTCATTGAAGCACCCAGCTTGCTTTAGGTGTGGTTGTGCGATTCCGCAATCTCTAATATCACACTGATTTCTCTTTGGGCATATCATTAACTTTTTCTTTGCCATAACTTATTCCTTATCGTTTAGAATCAAAATATTCTTTGCGAGAAATACCGCTTGCTACAATTCCGTCTGCAGATAAATCTGTAATTTTGAAATAGCAATGTTGTATTTTAAATATTTGACCAATATGAACAGTTTTAAAAGTGTTAATTGGCGTAAGGCTGGCCGCTTCTTCTTTGTTAAGCATTCTTAATGCTCCGTTTGATTCTTGCATAAATCATTCCTTAATAAAACCAAAACATTTGTCAGTTTTCTCGTCATATTTCCACATACCCCACGACTGACCATTAGTATTTACAGGTGAAGTATAACGCAAACATTCATATCGTTTAAGACACTCATTATTGCAACACTTTGTTATATCTATTGACGGCATAAATCGTTCCTTAATAAATGGCGGCAAGTCGGCATCACACAACCTGCCGCCGGAGCAAAATGAAAAAATGTTTTATTTCGGTATAAACAACGTAGGTATCCCGCTTGCACTTATACCTTGGCCGAGTTTAATAAAATCATTACCGTCATAGATGAACGCTGATTTTTTAAATGACAGCCTTGCACCGTCAGACAAGACCAGATTACAGTCCGTAATTGTACTTGTAGCCATAGCTTTATCATAGTCCAGACGAACTACTTCTTTGAGTTTGCCATTATAATCATAAATCTTATGCTCATATCCAGTAGTTAAACAACCTGCTAAAAATATCATTCCAATAGTCGCCATAATCAATATTACTTTTGCCATAAATCACTTTTCCTTTCTATTAAATTTCCATTCTATTTAAAACTTCTTTTATATTGTAGATAATCTGATTAGTTATTTGGGTAATGTCCCGCAAATGAGCAACTACCAAAGAACAAGGAGTTGCTGTTTTTAAGTCTGTGGTTTTGTTAGCATTATCAGTGGGAATTGCGGGCGGAATAATTATTTTTAATCTTTCCAAAAGATTAATGGTAGTGCCTGATAAATTTTCCATTGCCCGCATTGCAGCATCTACTGCCTTACTGTATTCTGTTTGTTGTTGTGGTACATTTTCGTTCATAAATCACTTCCTTTCAAATAGTATTGCAGAATAATCCATAATACTACAAGTATAAAGATTATCCAGAAATTACGTTTTCTTTTGCCGTTTTTAATCATTCAAATTACCAACTTGGATTGTCGCATCCATCACATTCCACTTTATTGTTATCTTTTTTACCGCCATACCAATCGGTTCTTCGCTTGACCGCATGATTAAACGCTTTTAAGCAATCAATCAAATATTTACCCAAAATAAAATCTGGCGTATCAGAGCCGTTCTCTTTAGAGTTTTTATTTAATAAATTATTTAATTCTACTTCAAACGCTGTCATTTTTTATCCTTTCTTAATCTTTTTCAGTTCTGTTTTAGTTGGCGTAGTAACGTATTCCACGCCGAGATACTTTTGAAGGTCTTCTAATTTTAATTTATTTAAACGGCATTCAGTGTAATTACTGTGCGTCCGTTGATGTAAAGCGGTCAGTGATTTTTGCAGATTTTCTATTTTTATTGACACATTACTTTTGTATTCGTGTTCCCTGCTCACTTCTTTATCAAGTCTTTGGCTCAAGAATATTAACCGTAACATAAAAACCAAATTTGCTACCGTCCAAATCAAAACATAAAACACTAAAAATAATTGTTGTTCTTTACTCATTTTTTACCCTTTCTTAAATTATACCTTTTTGTTTCTTTGCTTCGTGTACTTTTTTATGACATTTATTTTTACATAACGGAAACTGCGGAGCGTTAAGAATATCTCTAAAAATTAAGTCAATAATCGCTTCCCATTTATCGTCAATCGGCGGCTCGTGATGAACTTCAAGTTTTACTTCTCTGCCTTTAGCCGTGCTTTGCTTAACGCCACACATTACACATTTATAGCCGGAAGCCTTCAATGCTACGGCTCGCTCTCTCGAATGAAGCCAAAGCTGACGTATTGCGTTCCTGACCCTGCTGCGAGGTGTATTAGGTTTTTTTCTCATATTGTTCAATCCTTTTCTTAACTATCTCAAAAAGCACTTCTTTTTTAACTTTATTTGCGTGAGCCTTGTTATGGCAATTACGGCAAGTAGAAATTAAGTTAAAAATATCATTTCTTTTACTTCCAGTCCTGCCGTCAATATGATGTATGTCAACTGCAATGTTTTCGCAACCTTCTTCCCTAATCCAACAGAAGATTACATTGCTTGCACAATACTTCCAAAAATCCATAAATATTTTTATGTACTTTTTAATGGGTTAATCCTTAACTTCTTTCTTATGCTGTTTAATCAGGTCTTCGTAACATTCTTTAGTGCCAAAAATGCCAATACAACTAAAATCGCAATGATAATTAGTCTCAGTGCAAGTATCAATAAGACCGTCAGGGTACACCGAAAACCATATATCATTCTTTTTGCAGTAATCAGTAAATAATTTGTAATAGTTTTTACGTTTCATTTTAAAGCCTTCCGTAAATCTGTGTTTTCTTTCATTATTTTTCACTCCTTAATAAAGCAAGTTTCATTGCCTGAAAATTTCTAACTGGTGTCTCATCTTTTTTTAGTATCTTTTGTGTTAAATTAGGTGGCATATTTATAGGTTTTGAATTATTCATTTTTTCACGTCTGTTCCTGTTCTCACGTTCCATTATTATACGATTCTTTTCTTCTTTTGTCAACCATTTTTCTTCATTAAAATAATCATCGATAAACCATAACCATCTTGCGCCCTTGTCGTCCTTTGCGCCTCGACTTAAAAATTCTTTCAGTGTCCATTTATTCCATTTAAAATAAAATCTATCGTCTGAAATAACAAAAGTGTAATTTTTGATTGCACTTTTTATCTGCTCATAAGTATATCCCTCTTTGATTATTTGTTTTATGGTCTTGTGAGCGTCTGCGAGCAAACTTCTATGCGGTTTGTATCCGCCTATTTTAGACTGTTCGTTCCAGTAATCTAATATTCCCTGTTCTTCTGGCTTAATGTCTATCATTTTTCCGCTCCTTTGGTTTGCATTGTCCTTTGTTATTAATTGGACACACGCAATCACTATTCAACTTCTGGAATTTATGTCATCTTGCGTGTTGGCAATAACTTCGTTCCAAACAAATATTATCAGGGCATATAACCATATTTTTTACATTCATTTTTTCACCCTTCTATATTTACCATAAGCATCAAACTTATACATCTTCTTTTCTTTGGATGTTAATATAGGCTGTTCATCTTCGTCCACGCCGTCAAGTTGATACTGCAAAAATCTGGAGCAGACAATATTACAATTATGTTCACGGCTACAACCGACACAACAAGACCTACTCATTTAATCCTCTTAAATTCAATACACCAACAAAATGGGTTACTATACCAACCATAGCCCCTGACGCTATTGATTTTGTCCCACAATTCAGAAAAAGCAAGTATATTCTTTGCCCCCTCTTTCTTTGCGTCAGCTTTCGTTATTTCCTGAACTCTCTCAACTCTTATGCCTGTTATTTCAAGCCAGATACGAGTAAATTTTTTATTCATCAGCATTGCTGGTCGATAACTACGATTATATTCAATGTCAAAATCAAATCTTGTAAGAGTATTTGTTGCTTGATAACTGATTTGAGTTCCATTATTCCAACCTGACGTATGGATAAAAATATCTTCTTTGACATATAGTCTATCGCCTACTTTGCCGTAGGGACAATATAATGCTTTATACATTGAACCATAATCAGCAAAAAAATATTCACTTAATACTTTATCCGTAGGCGTTAAATTTGGTTTACCAAAATCACTATGCCGTTTTATGCTTATAGGTTGCGGTTTTATTACTCTCCTTGTCATAGTTTTTCGACCGTCAAGAATTGCTCGAACCATTTCAGCACTGAATAAAATAGGTCTCTCTTTCATTTTGCCGCCCTTTCAGCCTCTCTTTTAATCTGTTTTCTTTTATATAATTCATCGGCTCGCATAGACTTTTTTATGTCTTTTGCCACTGCGTCAACTATTACTTTGTTTTGAACGTCTTCAATGTTTTGTGGTTTCATTTTTAAGTCCTTCAATAAATTTGAGTATATTTTCTAATGGACTACAATCAAGAGTGTAATGCTCAAAGCCTAATTTTTCACACAATATTCTTATGGCGGTATATGAAGACGCTCTCGATGCTTCTCCGCAACCTTTTCCAGTAGTGCACTCCCAACTTACGGCCTCTCTAATAATTTGTTTTATATCAATTTTGTTTTTCATTTTTCACCTTTTACTGGTAACAATATATTTGCGTGTGGAAAAATTGCTTTCATAACGCTTATTTCTTGCTGTTTCTCGTTATGCCCCGAATATAATTCAAACGGAATTAACTCCGAAAAGCCCTTTGCGATTAAAATATTTTTCATTTCGGCATCATCTTCGACTTGACAATAGCCAATATCTTTAGTGGCGTGATTTTCCGCTTCAAGAATTATCATTTAAAATTCCTTAATGGTTTTACCTGTAATATTTTATTATCTTTGGCCGCAGATTCAACTAAACACATATATTCAGAGATATTTGATAGAACTCCATAAACAATTTCCATCATCTCAACTGTCAATGGATTAAAAGTAACTACAACATATTCTTTACAGATATGATAATATATTATTGCAATACAATTTTTGCCCTTGCGAATGCCAATGACCTTTTTCTTATCAACAATAGTTTCTCCCGAAAGAACTTTCTTTCTCTAAACTCCTTTTAAATAAAGTCTGGCACGAAGCTAACTGTATATTTGCCTCTCATTTTTTTAGTTAAATCAACTTTCATTTTTCACCTTTCCACTTTCCGTTTATTCTGCACATCGGGTAGGTTGCCCCCCCCCAATGGTTTCTTTGTCTATTAATTTTTCTTTGATTTGCTTGCCCATATATTCCCATATAACATCAAATTTTGATTTAAATACGGTAGTTGAATAACTCTCAAGCAATCCAAGATTCTGTTTGCCATCTATTTCTATTCGAGTTCGTACCTCAAAAATACTTTGTTCTGGGCATTCATATTCGTTTGTACGCTCATTTATTTCAACGTGCAATATCATTTTTTCAATCTCCAATTTTTATTTTTTTCTCAATTCTTTATCTGGTAATGTTACCCACAAAATGCCCCACTCGTGGCACTTTGCAACTGAACCCTCAATAAACTCGCCCATCTGGTTTTTAGATAGGATTGTAATTGACGGAATAACTGGGAAAACCTGTTTGCCCATCGGTATATAAAACGGTTTAAATCTGTCGGGCATAACAGCAAGTTTAAGTTTTGTTTCCCAATATTCTTTACTATCGCCTGTATCTTTAGCTAATGCAGGGAGCAATACGCCTTTGACCCAACGTCTTTGCTGTTCGGTAATATACTCTTCAGCGTCAAGAACCTGCAACGCGCCACCTGTTTTCAGGCCTGCTAAAATAGATTCTATCGGCTTGTCAAAGGTAGGCATATTGTCAATAATTTGCCTTACTGGGTATAACATATTTATTCCTCAACTTTTAAAGGACAATTTTCTTTAGTACATTCGGAATCAATATTAGGATTTAAGAATTTTTCATTTTCTAATATCTCGCAACTTTTCTTAATAAATTCTGTATCTATCACCCTGCAAGGGCAAATATGATAATCAATTTTCACTTTCCAGTCTGCCATATTAAGCCTTTCTTAAAACTACAAACACTTGAATTATTTCTGGTTTTGTCATTTTTCTATTCCTTTATCTAAATTGAATATGTCTTAACTAATAAGGGATGTCCTGACCGCCAGATTGTTCAGGCGTTTCGTTTACATTCGTTCCGGCAGTTTCGGCCTTACCGCCGATAAACTGAAATTCTTCAACAGTAACCCTTAATTTGCTACACTTCTGTCCGTCTTTATTTGTCCAACTGTCAAAAGTTAATCTGCCGGAAACAAAAAGCGGGTTGCCCTTTTTGCAGTATTTCCCTAATGTTTCAGCGGGTTTCCCGAAAGCTTTGCAATCTACAAAACACACTTCTTGTTTTTTCTCATTATTAACAGTGTAGTTTCTGTTGATTGCTAATCCAAATTCTGCTACGGCGGTTTGTGAAGGCAAGTACGACAGAGAAACATCTCTGGTTAAATTTCCTGCCAATAGGACTTTATTGTAATTCATCTTTTTTCCTTTCAAATCTTGTTGCCGCTGCGAAAAATTCGTCAATCGGCGTGGTTATATCGTCTATTATATCTTCATCGCTGCGTACTTCTGGTTTCGGTTCTGGTTTAACATCCGGTTTCAGGCGTTCCATTTTACGCCTTAACAATTCTCTGGCGAACTCACTACCAGAATCCGCCATTCTTTTAATTACGTCTTGATGGCTCATTTCTTAGGTGTAGGCTTGCAGACCTGCCCCAAAAAGTTTTTTCGTTCCTTTTCAGGCGTATTTGCTTCGACTATAAAATCTACAAATTTAGTGATTTCATCAGGCGTATTTGGCAATCTTTTCGCTTTGGCTATTGCAAGATTCTTTATGCTTGCCCTATCGGGAATAAGATTCTTTTCGCTTGCTATGTCAATCAGTCGTTTATAAATTTCATCAATAGTCTTTTTTTCTTCGTCTGTCATTTCAGGTTTTTCCGGCTTGTCCGGTTCGTCTTTATATTTCCAACCATCCCAAAGACCGGCATAAATATCTGCCGCAACTCCGATATGTTTAACAGCTACGCTAATAGCGTCTGTTAAGGCCATTTTGTAGCCCTCGTCAGATAAATACAGCCCCTTGCTTTCTCTGGTCAAAAGCATAGACCCGCCAATGCCGATTACCGGTTCGCTCCATTTCTCTTCAACTTTATAAAACAAGGCTATCTTGACAAAACAGGCTACTTGCCCATCTAATGTTTCGTTCCATTTTTCAATAATATCATATTTCCATCCAAAACCAATAAGCCCAAACTGTTCCGTCATTGCCTTGATGCGCCATTGCGGATTCACGTCCGTCATACCAGACAATCTGCCGCCTTTGATTTGTTTAAGGGCTATTGTTGGCGGCCTACAAACTTTATTCCATATTGATAGGTTGGGATTCTCTTTAGGTTTTTCGTCTTTTTTAACTTGCTCTTTTGCGTCTTTTGGTTTTTCTGAAACTGCTTCCATTTTAAAACCCTGCTTTCTGATAGTTTTCGATATATTTCTGTAATTCTTCTTTGAATTTGTTTACTTCTGTTTCGAGCATTTTGATATATTCCTCGTTTCTATAAAGACGTGTTACAATAGGCTTTTCGCCCTGACAATATACTTCAAAATCGCACCACTGTCGGCCTGATACCCATAATTGTCCCTGTGTTTGATATTTATAGTCTCCTACTAAAAATCCGGTTTCCTCGTGTTTTATAAACGTGGTTTCGAGGGGACATTTGATTTCAAGTAACCCATCCTCGCCTATTAAACCATCAGGACTACATCCAATCCAGTCATCGAGTGCAATAAATCCAACTTGTTGCACTTCTACCTCGTAATCGGCCTCGTACTTTTCTCTTGCCTCGGCCTCAAGTTGCGTACCTCTTTCCATTGCGGCAGTAGTACGCTTATTTGGCATTAGTCGGTTGAACCTGCGTTCAGCCTTAAGTTGTAGCATATAGTCGTATCGTGTATTGCCGTAGCCATCCCTTGTTTTATTTAATGCCTTTACATCATCAAATCGGCTCGCCGTTATCATTCCTATTCTCGCCATATTCCATTCCGGCGTACCTTGCGTACATTCTATTATTTTCATTCTTTACTCCGTTTCTTGCGTTACTTGAACTAATTTGTATTTGCTGCCAAATGTTTTTTTACATTTAGGGCAAGTTACCTTAATTTCTACGTATCCATAACAATCATCCTCTTTAGTGCTTACCGGCACAAAGTAATCTGGACATAGATAAATTGTTAAGTCAACTTTCATTTTTTACTCCTAAAATTTCTTTAAGTTTTAACTCGTAAGTAATGTCAACAGTTTTTTGTCTTGCCCTAAAGCTACGGCCATTCCCTGCATCATTTTTTTCATAGCTTCCTTGCTAAATTTTTCTTGCGTCTCTTTTATGAGTTCGTCCAATGCTGTTTTCACTTTTTCATCGACACAACGCCTCACGGCCTCGTCCAGATTTTCTGAATATCTTCCGCCACGCGAATCCTTGAAAGTTTCGCTTAATTTTTCTGTAATACGCTTCATAATTGTGTCCATAAAAACTTTTTCATTGCTTTGGATAAAGATAATTTTTTCTTCAATGACTTTAGCAAAGCAGGAATCGGTAAGTTCTTTGATTTTACTATCAAGATGTTTTACAGTAGCATTTTCAACTGCCTGGCCAAGATAGGTTTTTATTGTATTTTTGACCGTTTGTAACGTACTATTGGTAAGACCATCGACTATAATATCTAATTTTTCAGAGTCGATATTAAGCAAGGACGACAGCTTCGCCCTTACCTCTTTGGCAAGTTCCGAATCTCGCATCTTCATAATTTTTTCGTCAACTACTTTGTTGCTTTTTGCTAAATCTAAAAATCTGCTACATTGGTTTCCACAATCAAAACAACCCGCATCGTGTACATTGTCAAAAGTTTCGTTTGCTTCATTACAATAAATACTCATTTTTTGTCCCTTTCTTATAAGTTTTAAAATTTCTTCAAGTTAAATCGTTACCACTCTTTCCATCTGTTCCGGTTCACACATAACTACACATTCAAGTATTGCTTCCGCTTCTTGAGACGTAAATGCACTGGCATTTATTCCCAATAAATACGATATAGCTTCTTTTATGGTTTTATGGTCTTTGGCATTTGAATGGTTACCGTCAGGGAAAAAACCAGAAGTATAATTTGCCTCAAAACCAGTAGCGTAATTATACGTATTTAGTCTCAAAGACGGAGATTTCTGCCTTGCCATTATTTCCGCAATTACTTTAGCATTGTTCTGCAAGTCAATGCCTGCGACCTTAATTTTCTGTTCTATTTCTGATTGGGTCATTTTTATAACCTGCTTTCTATTTGGTTTATAGCCATTTGACCGGTGTCAATTCTTGAATTGCATTTATTCGCCATTGCCCTATTCGTTCGTAAATCATCCATATAATCTCGTTCTGCCAAAATCCCCTTGCGAATAAGTATTAGTAATTTGGGTATGTTATTTTTTCTTATATCTAATATCAGTTTCATTTTTTATTTCTCGCTTTCTACTTGTGAAATGGTCTGTTTAATATCAACCAATAAGTTGCCCTCTAACGGATTTAATTGGTGCTTATGGTCAAAATATAATTCTGTAAGTTTCAATACTTTCAGCATCGCTGCGTTGTCGGATTCAAGCTTGTTGATTTTTGCATCCGCCTGTTCGGAATAGGATTGGAGGCTATCTAAATAATTTATTGTATCTATTGTGTTATCGTCCATTATACACCTCTCGAATTATTCATCTTCTGTACAGTTTCCAAAATCACAAGCTATATTTACGCATAACTTGATTAATTCATCATACCAGTATTTTTCAGACTTACTTAAATCGCCTTCCATATTCTCGTAACAATCTTGCAAGTCTTTTGCTGTGTTTTCAAATCTGCAATAACTCATATTTCCCATATTTATACACCTCTCAAATTATCAAAAATTTTCATCATAAAATTTCTGCAATACTGGTTCTAAAAGGTCTTTACGAAATTCACCACCTTCCCCGCTTTCGTGTTCAATCCACACACTTTCGCCGGCAGGAATATTCATTTCTGAAATAGTCAATCGCCCAATTATAATTTGTGGCGTTTCACCGTACATTCCCACTTTTTTATCTTTATCATAATCTTGTATGGCAGAAACCAGTATATCCAACCTAATAGTTGACAACCAATTTGGGTCATTTTGCAAATCTCTTGCCAATAAGCTATCTGCAACTCTAAAAGTGCCGTCATTATAAAACACTATATTAAGTTTTTCGTTCATTTTACACTCACTTTCCAATTATTAGGTTGAAAATTGTCGTAATAATACATCTTGCCAGAAATTTCAGGCTCTTGCTCTTGTGCAATCTGCGTAGCCTCATCCTTACTATCCGCTTCTATTTCTACTTTTTGCTCAACTATAATAAGTTTTTCTATACAGTAAATCATTTTCGTTGAATCCTTACCATAAAACTCTTTATCTTCTTTTCGCCATTCATCTTCACGCTCGGCCTGTATTTCTTCGGGTGTCATTTAATTACCTCTGCACGTATTGTACCCATTATTGATAAGACACCGAGTAATGTAGCCCAATCTAATTCGTGCCTTATTATTGATACGGTAGCACCTATCATCAAAATATTAGACAGTACTATTAATATTGTTTTCATTTGTTTCTCCTTTCAAATTCAATCATAGCTTCTGTTGATTTAATAATGCCTTGAACTTTATCATCGTAAGCCTTTAGGTCGTCAATAACAGCTTGAACTGCAACAGGACTAATCCCGCTTTGTGTTAAAGACGCTGCGACTTTTAAACCTTCTAATTTTTCTATTATCTTTTTCATTTTGCGGCCTCTTTTTTGTGATATAAATCTGGTGCTGAAAAATGTCTGATACAATTACAACACGGCGTCCAGCAAAATCCGATTCCTTCGTGTTCACACCCAACACACGATAATGTTTTAACTGGTTTCTTTTTAGCTTTCTTTGCCATTATTGTTATCCTTTGGTATTTCATCTTCGCTTATATGTACACAAAAATCACACGGGTTTATATGTCCGCATTTTTCACAAGCACACTCTTCTTGCGTCTTAATTTTGTGATACTCTCCATTAACTGAAAATATATCACCCTCCTCTAACTCGTCGCAATGGTACGCCACTGCCGCTTGCGTATGCGATATAAAATCTTGTACTGGTCTTTTGAACATTATTGAATCTCCAAAAATAAAGCCGGTCAAAATCTGTTGCTCAAATTTTATTTAAATATGCGAATTCTTTAAAATACTTTTTAGCCGCAAGATTATAGGCGATTGCTGCAAATTTTGGGCTTTCAAAAGTACCTAAATTTTTACGTTTACCGTTTATTTGTATCGTTGCACTCCATTTTTTTCCACTCTTACACACACCCTTATATCGTGAGGTATTATCTTTGCGTTTGTGACTATTTTGTAAATTTTGTTGTGTGCTACAAATCCGTAGATTGCATTTTCTATTATCGAGTATATTATGATTAATGTGGTCAATGTCAGACCCTTCGGGGGCGTTCATTATTAACCGATGAAATAATATACGAACGCTACCGACAGAACACTCAAGATAATTAGATTTCATCACAGTCCATTTTTGATGTTTAAAATAGTGCAAATCTTCATCGTCAATTAAAACTATTTTGTGATGTGGAAATTTTATGCGTTTCATAATTTATTCCAATAAAAAACCCGCCAAAGTTGCAAACAATGACCGACAAGCGTGTCGTTCGATGTGTCTCTGGCAGGCTTAATTTGCTTCTTAATCATTGTTTGCAATATACCTTTTATCTTATCGTCTAATCTTTGTCAAGACTTAAATTATTTTTTCAAAGATTTATTTATAATCTTTCTACTTTATAAGTTTTAAAATCATCATTGTCAAGGTATCTGCCTACTACTTGTAAGTCATAATTTAGTTTAATAAGTTTTTTGTTCATCCTACAAACATCTTTGCGCAATTCAGTTGTATGAAACAACCTTATACATTTAAGCACAGTTAAGCTATTGCCTTCTAAAAAATATTGTTGAATAGCGGTTTGTTTTACCGTTTTCTTTTCCACTGGCTTTCTCCATAAATTAAATAGGTATTGAATCACTTAACACACCACTCCATTAAATAAACCATTTTTAGCTTTTTCTTGTTCGATTCGTATTCTTGCTATTTCACAATATTCCTTACATCTCTTTTTGTGCTTTTCAACGTCCTTAATACGCTAAAGCGGCAGGCAGGACTTGAACCTGCATAAAAGTAAACGCCAACCGAAGCGTTGATGAGCCATTTCCACCCTTATTTACCAAAACGTCTTTTGGTACGGTTTTTTGCTACTCCACTGCCGCAAAATAAACTATCTGGAGGAAAAACTTAGAGTAGGATTTTGCTTTGGCCATAATGTGCCTACTGTATAACCTTTTCAGACCGGCCACTTAACTCAAGCGTTGCCATTGATTGCCATTATTTCTATCTCAAAGAGCGGGGCGGTAGAGGAGTAAACCGCCCCTGTGTGGGAGGATGAGAAAATGTTTCATTTCGTACCGTCTTTAATAGTTATAAAGCCCTCGACAGCACCAACCGGAGGCATTAATATTCCTATGCCTCGGCAAACTTCTGCCTTAACAGGTGCCTTGAAATCACAATGGCAAAATTTGACTATGTTTGTGATATAGCCTACTAACCCCATCGCCATTATGAGCCAAAAACAAACCATAATCAATTCTACTAAAGTAAACCCTTTTTTAACTCTCATTTTTCTACCCTTTCATTTTGTCTATTTCGTTTTGAAGTTCGCCTGTCCAGTGTAATTTCTGTATAGTGGCTCTACTCGTATCGAGCGTAACAGTTAATTCTTCTATCGTTTCTCCGTATTGCTTGCGAAATTTTGAACGATATACATTTCTTGCTTTTGTTTCTTTTCTTTTTTTCTTTTTCATAGCTCACATTATACCATTTTAAAAAGTTGTGTCAATAGGGAAAATAAGATTTTTATTAAAATTTTAAAGTTTATTTTGCTTTCGGCATAATGTGTTTTTTCTTGAGGCCAAAAAACATCTCTAATTGCGCACGTATTAGCCAGTGCCAACCGTCCCACTTGCATATTTCTTTGGCTTCTTTTTTGTCAAGTTGTTGGTAAAAATTCCAACATTTTGATTCATCAAGCAGATGCTCTCGATATTTTTTTAAAGGCGGCATATCAGCATAGTACTCTCGCCAAAACGGCAACCTTTTTGTTGCAAAAAATGTGCATTTAACGGAAAAAGTAAAACTAAAAATATACCTTCCGGCCTTGATATACTCTCCGGCCTTGATAGACTCTCCGGCCTTGATATACCCTCCGGCCTTGATATACCCTCCGGCCTTGATAGACCCTCCGGCCTTGATAGACCCTCCG